TCTGTTTCTTCATGTTCGCATATGGTGCATTCGCACATACAAGTTGAACAACAATGGCATAAGCAGTCACACTTTATGCATTTTGTTGTCATTTCTTTTTAGTAATTAAACCCATAGCACCTTTTGCCCCCTTGATGCCGAAGCTGGCCGAGCAGGCGATATATAAGAGATGCTTATAATAATCAGGGAGTGAGTGTAGTGCCTCAAACCCTGCTTTAATGTGTGGAGTCCATCCGGGAATAAACACTGCCACCGCTGGAACCAACAAGCATATTAAAATTAGTTCGTCTTTCCACGATCCCTTCATTTGGTCAACTGCAGTAGCCTCCCAGCTAATTTTTCCTGCTATTTGTTGTTCTTTTAAGCTTTTTTGTGCCTTAATTTCAGTCAAAGCAAGATCCGCTTTTGCCTTTTTAGTCTCTACAAAGCCAGTAACAGCGTCTTTAATCATTCCAGCTACTGGACCAGCTAATAAACTAATCATTTTGACCTCTATTTGGTTGATTTTGACGTTGTATTGCTACATCTGCACGTAAATTAGCTAAATCATAGTCTTTTTGTAATTTTTTAGCGTCAAAAGCTTGCTTGTAATCAAATTGATTCTCTTTTAATGCTTGATTTTCACCTTTTAGTTGAGCTTGCATCTCCATTTCAGACTGTTTTAAAGCTAACTCTTGTTGTTTGAGTAAAACAAGAGGATCCATGTTTTGATCCTGCATAGATTCCTGTTCTTCCGTAACCATTTGTTCTGTAATTTTTACAATTTCATTATCTATTGCAGTTGCTCTTTGAGCTTGTAGTGCTTGTAAAGCCTCTGGTGGTACTTGTTCACCAAATTGTTGACGTAATTTTTCTGCTTCTTCTACCATTGCTTGATCAACAGTTTGTGTAGCAAGTAAAGAAGTATGTTGCATGATGTGAGAAACTAAATTCATAACTGCCATTGGATTAGCTTTCACTAAAACAGATGACATAAATGTTCTGTGTGCTTTAATGTGAAGTTCATGATTTTGTTGTGGAAAAGCTTGTAAAGGAGCACCACGTAAAACAACACTATGTTCCATAGCTGGATCTTGTGGTTGAGGTTGTGGTGGTATTGGAAGTATTTGTTCAATATCTTTAATACCTAAAGCTATATACATTCTTCTGTAAGCTTCTCGTAAATTATGCATCTGAGGGTTACTCTGGGCAAGTTGTAATTGGTTTTGTGCTAACGTCACACGTTGTGACATGGAGAAAATATTTGGATCTGATACAGGTAAGATATCTATATTGTCATCAAAATCGAGAGCCTTAATTTGTCTAGGTCCACCTTGAACATTAAAAGGATATACAGGTGGAAGAGCTACTTTAAAAATTTTAGCTAATAACTTAAATTCTTTCTTTTGAGCAAAGTGTAATCTTTTGTGAACAGCAGACATAACTTTTGTGCCACGTTCCATAAGAGCCATGGTGGTACCCACAGGAGTTTGTGATTTACCTATTTCAGATGTTTGCATATCTGCAACGGTTGCAAATTGTTTTGCAGCATCTACACAGAAGCCTAGTAGTTGCATAAGAACTTGGTCAGGACCTTTGTAAGGTAAAGGCATTAATGCTTCACGAATAATTCCATTAGGTGCATCAACATCTCTAAACTCACCAGGTTGTAATGGTTGATCATCATCACGTATTCTTAAACCACGTGACTTATAACCTGCTGGTAGATTAGATAAAGTACCTGCATCTAATAGTTGTCTTAATGCTGTTGTGGCAGTTCTTGTCAAACCACCAATCATGTGGATTAAACCAAAGCCATAAAAACCTAAACCCGGTAAAAACTTGTAGTGAACAAAATATTCATTTTTCCTTTTTAGTGGATCTCCTTCAACATAATTTCTATATATAGATAAAACTTTATTTGACGATCTATCTATAGTAACAACATAAGGTAGCTTAATTCCACTAGGTTCGCCATCCTTTGGGTTTAAATCTTCAAAACCTTCTAAATCTAAATCAACATGCATTTCATATAATTCAGACATGTCATCCATTTGATAGCTGTTTGGATTTACACCATCTATTCTATCCATTTTTTCTTGAAGACCTGACTCATCATCACCATCGTATGCTTGTAAATCTACGTCACGATAGAATCCAGAAACTTGTTTCTTTCTCAAATCGTTCATAGACATTTTTACAATTTGTGAAATTCGATCACAGCTGTCTAAGTCTGATGCTCCGTAAGGAACAATAATATCTTCTGCAGGAATAAACTTTGATGTAGCTCTACCTTGAACTTCATCATAATAAACTTTTTTAAATGCACTTCCTGATAAAGGTAATTGAAATAACAATTGATCCATTTCAGGATTATAATCTTCCATGACATGAGTAATCTCATAATTCATGTATTCTTTTACACGTTCTGCTGCTAATTGAAGTTGTTCATTGTTTGCACCAACAACTTGAGTTCTAACAGGACCATCACTAGGTAATAATTCAACATAAGCCATCGCTTGAAATTGTGTAACAGCTTGAGCTAAGACAGGATGATTAACGCTTGCAGCACCTCTGAATGGTCTGGTGCGTTCTTCATATTTGAAACCTAATAAATCTAAACCTTTGGTATAAGCAGTTTCCCAATCTTCTCTAGAGGATCTGTCATTTTCGACTTTATCCATAAGGTCATTAGAAAGAGATTGTAAATACCCTTCATCTAAAATTTCTGCTAAGTTTGAATTGAATCCTGATTCTTCTGGTATGTCTACATCACCAACTATCGCTGAACCATCTTCAATTATTTCTACACTATCTTCTACTTGATCAGGAGATAGATTCACCTCTATTTGACTGCCTACTTCTTCAATATCAATTTTATCATCACCTCCAGGACCAATTGCTTTTGCATCGTTAATGTCGCTTGGATCACGTGATGAGCTGTTAAATTTATCTACCATATTCGCCGTATATATCTGTTATAGAAACTAAACTATCTTTATCAATAGTTCCACCTGATTTTTTCTTAAATAAGTACATTGGTTCTTCCAATTTGGAAGGATCAAATGATATAGTATACATATCAATTGCGCTAGGGTTATATTCCATAATCTTTATAAGTGCATCATCTGCGCTTTCACCTTCTTTTAAAGGTATCATACGATATCCTACATCCGTGGCATCTCCACGACCTTCTACAAGGTAGTAATCCATCATTTGACCTGGTGCAATTTCTCTAGTCAAAACTATTGTACCTGGTTCATTTACTCCACTTGCAATTCTAGTTATTTCCTCATCATAATATTTGTCCCTATCCGCATCTGATATTTCTTTTCTAGTTTCTATTTGTTTTAATATCTGAAACTCTCCGTCTGGATTTTTATTAAGAAATGTCACACCACGATTAGTTTTACTTGAATCAATAATCTTTTCTACATTTAATGTACCATCATACTTTTTTGCAATGTTCTTTAATTGTTGAACACCTACTTTGTCATACAAGTTTTGAAACTTCTTTTTTGCTTCATCCGAACTCTTACCCCAACGAGGGTTAGCACCTATATCAGCAGGCATAATAGCCACTCGATCGATATCTTTTTGTTTTGCTGCTTTGATTGTTGATTTAATTAATAGATCTACATAGTCTGCTTGTTTATTAAAAGGTATGGGTGGAAATGATTCTAATGTTTTCATATTATAACCACTTGGTAGATAAGTATCTGTCTCTCCAATTCGTTGTAATTCCTCTCGGTTGCTTGTAGAGGGTACTTTAAAATCTTTAAGCTTTTCTTGATAGTTTGAACTTCGATTCATGGACATCAAGTCATCAAGAATTTTTGTTTGTTCTTGTGCTAAATCAAAAATCTTAGTCTTGTAAGCAGGGTCTGTGTATTGCTCAACGTTTGCCATACTTAGTTTGTTAATATCATCTTGTATTGCATTTAGGTTGCGTGTTTTTTCTGGAATTAATTCTTTCGCAACAATGTTAGGGAAAGGTTGAATTAAATTATCTTGTGCTAAGTCATTTAATAGACTCTCTGGATATTTTTGATCAAACTGTCTTAATTTATTTGTGGCATAGTCAACGTTTCCGGGACCCAAGTTTCGAGCCTGTTCTACTTGATTAACTAGATCGGCACGTTGTCTTTTCAGTGCATTAACCATTGCAAACAAGCGTTCTTGTTCTTTACGAACTTCGGTTAGCATATCAGTTTGCATTTCTTGAATGACTGCCACTTTTTGATTGTCAGCATTCTTGTATGTTCCTACACGAGTGAAACCTAAAACATTCGGTTCTTGATAGTGTCCTGAATTAACAAAAACTTTTTCTTGTCCGGGTAGTTGAGGGACGTTAACTACAACTTCAAAATACTCATCCGCAGCTTCATCAATTTTAGCACTACCTGCACCTTTATGTCTTGCTCTTCCTTGATCTGCATCAAAGTCTAATAAATCTCTTCCTGTGCTACCCGGCACAAAAGTTTCAGCAGGGTCTCGTCGAGTGGATTCTTTCACACGCACTTCTAAATTACCTAAGGGTGACATGTCATAGAGACTTTCTAAGTCTTGTTTTGTAATTTTTTTGTTAGGAAAAAACTTTTCAGTATCTTCTAGATATTGCAAAATTCCTGTATCCATCATTTCTGCTTCAGGAACTTTTCTTCCTTTAATTAAAAATTCTCTCCAACCTTGAGGTGTTGAAGCCTTCGGTGCATTTTGACTATTGAGTTGATCGAGAAAAAATGATTTGAAAAAGAAATCTTGTCTTCCTGCAGGCAACGGTGCAATCTCCTGTGAACCTGTTGGTGCCGGTATAGGATCTCTTGCTTCTTCTATTTGTTTCACATTAGATGGTGTTGCCATCGCTTTGGGTTTTTTGAAAACTTTAAAGAGATTCAATAAATTTGCTGCTTGTAAATTACCTGAATCTACGGCTTCTTGAAAATAGTCTTGGTCTACTGCAGGGTCAGGTGAGAATTGTTGTTGATTAATATTTTGCAACGGATCACCGCCCATGGCCATCTTGACAGGACCACCTTTGTTAAACAGGTCAGCGACAGGACCTGTAATTCCTGGTGGGATATCTTTATCATATTCTTTTGTTCCTTTGTTGGTCATAATAATATTTCTTGTTGTAAACCCTTTTGTTTTTTTTGTTTTACGAGGTGCATAAGTTTCACCTGATTGTCTTACAATTTTGTTTAAGTGATTTTTAAAAGAACTTACTAAAGCTTCTGGTGATGGTGTTTTCTCCATACCGACCTTTTGCATCTTATCTCCTAGTTTAAAATAAATTACTGTTCCTAAATCCTTTGCCTTTTTATCAATCTTTGCAAAAAGTTCGTTATACTCTTTTGGTATAACATCTGTAGTAATTTTACCTAAATTTAATTTTTTTAACTCCATTA